TTGATAGTATTCGCTTTAAAGTAGTAAACCTGCCCTGTAACGTATGCGGCTGGCACAGGGGATAGTGTGATTGCATATGTATCGTTCGAACCTGCGTCTGCGGCGTAAAGCTCCGCCCCTTTTTGTAGGTCACTTTGAGTTACATAGAGATTGCCTGCGGCTGGAGTTGTAGTTGCTGCCAATCCTGCTTTCTCTGCCGAACTTGGAAGCCGTGTCTTGTAGATTGAAGCTGCGAGACCCGCTGGGTTAACAAAGAGCCGAGCTGAGGTAGCACCTGCTGCTGTTCCTGCATCGGTTTCTGCTGTTGTTCCCTCTTCTGCGATTCCTTTCACCGTTACGCTTGCATCTGGCGAACCAGCGATAGCGAGGTCATCTGCATATTTCTTTGTAGCAAGCTGGTTGTCGGTAGTAAGTGATGGCGCTCCGTCGTAACCAAGTGGCGTGGAAGCATTAAGAGTGGTCGTACCATCTAAAAGATCGTTGATATATTTCAAATGAGCGAAATTAGTCAAAGTGACTGTCGCTCCAATTCGATGCGCACGCGCTACGCCGCTTGATTCCGCTCCCTGTCGGGTAATCGTTTGAATATTACTTAGAGAAGTTCCGCTTAGAGTGCAAGAGATATGTTCTGTGCTTGAGTTACCTCCGTCAATTGTGAAAAAGTACCTTCCTGCTTGGAGGGCTGCTGCGTCATCGTCTGTCGCTGATTGTAAAGTAACGGAAGTCGCTCCTACTGCCATCGCAGTTGCCAAGCTTGTTGTGAAGTCTGCGACGATTGTTCCTAGTTTTGTTGCCATTTTGGTGTTTGCCCCCACCATTGTTCTTAATTATAACACATTTTCTATTTATGGGTTAGGTTGGTCAGTGCTTGTTCCATCGACACTGACGTTCTGTTTCTGTCTAAATCTTGAAGCCAACTTGTTCTCGTATACATCGATGTCAATATCTGATTGAGCTGCAATGTCTACATATCCAATTCCTGTTGGAATTATTTTAATCTGTCTTTCTCTGAACTTCGGGACTTTTCGGAGCTTAATCTCAACCTCGTATGGGAATGCGACTGCGATTGGCTCTCCTCCCACCGTAGCTCCACCTACAAAGTTTTCTCCTATAGGTTGCGGTGAGTTTCCGTCAACATATGAGCCAGTTCCAAGCACAGTTCCAACTAATTGGAATCCTGCTCCACTGTAGTTCATATAGACCTCGTATCCCTGACCTCTATCAATAAGTCCTCGAAGACGAAGCCATCGGTATTTCTTCAGGTCGTTAATCCCAAAATCCTCACTCCGCCCAGTCCAAAATGCGTCAATCCTGAACTCGTCATCGTCAAATCCACTGAAAAGCTCGTAGATACTTTCAGTGATTGAGCTGCCCATGAACAATGAAGTCCCGTCGTTTGCAAAAGTGCGCCCAGAATATGTAGTAATATCCACGGTCTTTGCCGCTACATCACAAAGGAGAAGCGTATCGTTGTTGGTAGCTCCAATGGTCTTGCAGGCGACTAAAATATACCGCTCGTATGAGAATATTGTGCAGTCGTCATATTTATAGTTGGCGAACTTAAAGTGAGAGAATAAAATCTCTGGCTCCAAGTTATCTCCAATCAAATTGCGCTTTAGGAGTGTCATCTCTGGCTTCTCGGGGTTTGACGTGTTCATAAAAACAATGCCAATAGAAGAGCTATATGCACCACGAAGACTTTCAACTCCAATGCCTTTTTGGAATACGTCGTTCGATGGCAACAGGTCGGTAGAATCGATAGAGAATCGATAAGAAGAATTGCGTTTGATTGAGTAGTAGTTTCCGTCTGGACCGATAAGAACAACGAGCGTCTCATCACCTCCTTCGTCTTGAGGTACTTGGAATCCCTCGGCAGCTAGTCGGGTAGCGCTCTTAGTAAAGTCAGTCACTCCATTTGAGTTGCTGTCCTCCCAAGTATAGTCAGCAGTCCCGACGCCCGCGTTCGTAACAGTATAAGCCCCCGTCATGTAGTTGATTGTGCCTGTCCCGCCCAAACTGCCCGCAAGAATGCCCAAGTAGTCATCCGTGTAAACCTCTCCAGAGCCCGTAAGCGTAATGGTTACTCCAAAGCAGTTACGGGTTGCTCCGCCAGCTTTAAATGCCAAAGTACCACTCAAAGAAGTGGTTGCTTCGCTTGCTACTGCGGTGTATGAACCTCCTGAACCCGTTTTTTGTAAATCAATATGTGAACCGTACATGCCAGTGCGGTCTTTCACTCGTCCCCATAGAATGCTGCGTCCCTTGTCAATAAAAGCACTTCCCTTAAAGTTGGTTGCTTCGACATACAGCGAGTTGAAAGAAGTGGGGTGTACGTTATTAAGCTTGTAAATTCCATCAATTCCGAAGGCGAAGGTGAAACTACCAGCTAAAGATGAGTAATTCGTGAACGTATAGTCTGCTCCGTCGGTAAGCCCCGTGACGACGTCTGTCCAAGTACTTGCAGCAAGATACTGAATCTTGGTACCTGTTTTGCGCCAGTGAACCTTCGTTCCATCAATCTTGTATCCAAAAATCTCTCCATAGATAAGTCCCGCCACTCCACCACCCCCCTCAAGAGTCTTACCAGGCATAAGTTTTATTCGCCCGTCTTGAGTTAAGAAGTTTTTTGATGATGATGCTGCGTCGTCAGGAATAATCTCGCTGTCGAGTAAGTTGTGAACGCCTTTCGTAAAAGCTTTAAGATCTCGGTCCATCAGTTCATAATAAACTGTGAATTATAAAGCGCGAGTGACTCAAGCTCTCGGTTGTATTTTGAATTGTTTTCTTCCAGGTAACTCTTCGCCTTCGGAGACTTCTGAAGGATGTCATTGTCTACAGCCATTCCGTACACAAGGATGTCGTTGTTTCGAGTAAATACTGGGGAAGTCCCAATGAGTAGGTCTGCTGGCTTGTAAATGTAGTCGAACTCGTATGTGCTTGAGTCTGGCGTTCCAGTGAATCTAATCTGGTCATTCACTAGATCAACATAAGCAAATCCTGTCTTGTTGCGGTATTGTCGTCGGTCTGAGAAGTTGATAATAACGTATGGTTGATATGAGGTCCCGATAAAGATAACCATCGGAGATGATGTCCCCACGATGTCATTTATGTTGTTTGCCGTGTAGCTTGCGTTCTGCGCGATGTATTCGAAGTCTGAGGGTAATGTGATGTATGAACCATTTGCATCGCTAAGAATTGAACCTGAAGATTCTTTCTTTAGAAACTCCCACGGACGGTCATTTAGAACAGCTCGATATACTCGGTTCAGGATTACTAGCTCCTCGTCAGACGATAATTGTGTGACGTCGTCTACTTGTAACTCGAATTGTGTGATGATTGTTGCTCCGTCCATAGTTGTTTGAATTAATGACTTATCCCAACTCCCCAGCGCAAGCTGAGGAAGTGAGGAAGTAAATAATTACTACGCTTGAATCCAAACGTTTAGGAACTTTCGAGCGCCATCTGCGAAGGTTTTGATACCTGCGAGATAAGAGCTAAATACGTTCGTGCCACGTCGGTCATCAGTTGGACGCATGTCTGCTGGTGAAAAGTCCTGGATAACTAGGTCGATTGCACCCATTTTACCGTAGTAACAGTTCAAGTAGTTCAGAGTCCACGCATCAGCACCGGCGTTGAAAGTTTCAGCGACAACAAGTCGTCCTGAACCAGTACCTGTAAGGGTAAGTGTGTCCGCAGTGTCATCGTTGACTGCTACGATTCCAAGGTTCGTTAGGATTGCTCGGTCTGCTGTTGATACTTCAAAGTATCCAGTAGCTGAGTCTTGTCCAGTTGCTGACCCATTGATTGCGTTAGCGATGATCGCTCGTGTTGCGTCTGCGCTTGCACCAATGTCAAACTCTCCTGCTACAGATGGAACTGCCTTAGCTGTAAATACAACTCCAGCGACTGTAATAGTGTCATTTGCGGTTACGTTAGTTGCGATGCTTGCAACGGCTGTACCAGTTAGGTTCTCTGAAACAAACATTTTAGCGTTTGAAACGTCACCTGAGTATCCGTTCTTAAACACTGACCCAGCAAGGTCGATGTTCTTCCCGAGTAGGTACTGGCTGATGTCTGAAGCTCCGTAGCTGTCTACGACGAGCGCCATGTTTGTCATCACTTCAACCTGCTCTTTGTATCGAAGCTTAGCTCCCATTCGGCTTACCAATTGCGGAACAGTTGTTGCGCTAAGGGTAATCGGGGTTCCACTTGATACAAGGGTCGTAAGGTCTCCAGTGTCGAAGATGTGACTTGCGTTTAGAACTTCTCCAAATGCACGTCCATCTAGGTCTAGAGATACTTTGTGACCGACTTTCTTTCCAATTTCTTCTCCTGGGTTAAGAGGACCAGCCTGCTTAACTTCGCCGTCTGAAATGTGGAATACAGCCTCTTTCTCAAGGTTGATATTCAATAGTTCGGCAGTATCGGTTACAGAATCGATAGTACTAGCTGAACCACGGGTAACTGTTCGGACCTGAACACCAGAGATGTCGTATGCGACACGCTCCACTGACTCTCCAAAGCTAAGCATAGCCTTGAAACGGGTATTCATAATTTTCTTTGAAACCAAGGTCTTTTGAAGAACCTCTTGGTACGCATTGTCAAATTGCGGTTTAAAATCTGTTAAAGACATAGGGGTAGTTTATAAGGTTAATGATAACTACTCCCCCAAATTCTTAGATTAAAGCCCTCGTTCTAGCATCTTTGCGTTGTACTCGTCTTTGCTTTTCGGATTTGCCATTACTTCTGTGAAGTAGGCTGAATCTTTCTGAGCACGAGCAAAGTCTACTGGGGCTGGCTCCTTCCCGCCACCTGGCTTGGTCGTTTCAATGGTTGCTCTTCCAGGGATTAGAGCACCATAGGCTTCTTCGATGATTTCCCCAAAGGTCTTCTTAGAGTTCTTCTTATCAAGTGCGAGCGTTTTAATGATTTCCTTGCTGGCGATGTCTTTGAATTCAGGCATATCCTGAATTGCTTCGTCAAAAGCCTTATTGAAGGCAACGTCAATCTTAGATTGTCGCTCTTTCTCTAGAATTGGCTTAATCTCATCGTTTGCTTCCTTCTTTGCTTTGGCGGTCATAACCGTCCCAAGCTCCTGAAGAAAACCAAGGTCAACTTTATACTTTTCCGCAAGTGACGTAAGTTCGCCTGAAACTTCTGATGGAGTTGCGCCTGCTTCAATTGATTTCTGAAGCTCCGCTATCTTTTCATTGGCTTCTTTGGCGTTCTTTTCAGCCTCTTTTCGTCCCTTCTTCTCATCTAGGAATACTGCGAGTGGGATTGCATCACCTTTATTTTCTGATGGTGCTACCACTTCTCCTGCTGTTGGAGCTTTCGGTTCTGGTGTAACAACTGGTGCTACTTCCACCTTCGGCTCTCCCGCTACTACTTCCGCCGCTTCGGGCGTTACCTTTGGTTCTGGCATATTAAGGTTTAACTTTTTAACGAAGATGCACTTCGGAGTGTTGTTCCCCTTGCGGGCTGGCTTCTCAAACCAGAAAACGTTTTAAGTCCGCCGACTATATTTGTAATTATACCACAATCTTAAAAACAATACTATTTAGTAATCCGTCAAGCCCCGAACACCCAAGCAAGCGATGGGGGTTGCTCCCTCGGATGTCAAGGGCGCGACGGACTACTGCGAATTTAAGGGAGTGTCACCTTGTTCTCTCGTTCTGTCGCTTCCGCCTCGGATATGAGGTTCTCTAGCATCTCCTCTGTTTGTTTAATGTTCGCACTTGAATGTGCGATAACTTGCACCATATCGAGCGTTTTACCCAAGTTACATCCAGCAGCAATAAACTGTTGGTGGGTCATAGTTGAGTAATTTGTTCCAATCCTTTCCATTATCTGTACAACGTCTTTTAGAAGGGTCTTAACCAAAAGCTTCCCTCCCTCTGAATTATAGAGAGAAGACAACTTCTTGAAGTTCTTCATTCTCTCTGAGAGAAGTTCTGATTCTGTGCTATTTGGCTGGTTTTTCTGTGTCATCTTTTTCAACTTCTTTTTCTTCAGGGATCGTGACCAGTTCTGGAAGTGCTTTAAGGATACCTTCAACCTCTTTATCTTCTTGGATAAGTACGTCTGAAATCTCCTTTAGCTTTGTTTCGCACTGTACCGCAATCTTCTTTGCATCTTGGTACATGTGAGCAGTGAATAGCTCTTCTGCGGTTAACTTGGTTACAAAGTCATGGTTTGTCTCTATATTGGTCATCTTCGCTGACTCAAGAGTTAGCTGACCATTTAGTTGAGTTTGCAACTTGATCAAGCTATCTTTGTTCTTCTTAATATCTGCGAGGGAGAAATAAAGAACATGTCCGCGTTTTTCGATGATACTGTTCTCATCAACAACTTTATCAACGCCCTTCGCTGGCTCCTGTAATGCATATGTTAACTTTGACTCTTTCATATGTTTATTTTTCTAGTTTTTCTTTGGTCTCCTTTACCGCTTCTTTCTCTTCTACTGGAGCTTCCTTGCTTGCGGCAGGCTTCTTTTCGCCCATTGCTATTGTTGCCTCTAATTCTGACGAATATCGCTCTACTGAAACGCTCTTCGAGCCTCCCTTTGAGTCGTATTCTTTGATTGCGAACTCCCCATTCGGAGCTTGTATAACTTTCTTCATATATTTACTTTGGTTAGTTTATATTTGTTCTGTGAAACCAGGGGCTAACGCCTCTGGCGGATTTTGCGCACCGACCTCCCCACTGGGCTGCGCTGTTAATTCCTCCAATCCTTGCTTCATCAATAAATCGTTTCCTCGGCGTACCATGTTCCGAGCTACTATTGGTTGAAGCTGAGACATGTAAATCTCAAGATTGGCGAATTGTTCGGTTGAAATATCTTCTTGGTTGTTCTTCAGGTAGTCATTAAACCTCTGCATGTAAGCCGTATCAGCAACCTGATTGGGTTTAATTTGCTCTCCGTCAAGTATTGCTTCAATGTCTCGGTCTGCTTCTGCCATTACGCTCGCTGTTCCAAATGTTTCAATGTCTTGAAGCTGTCGAATAGTTTCAGCGTCAAAGCCTGCTGTCTCAGCCATTATCTCGTAAGCCTTCTGGTTGTTCTGTATTGGCTTACCGCCTGGACCAACTACTGGGATATTAGACTGTAAGAATATAAGTTTTGATTGTCGCTCTCGTGCTGATAGTGCCAACTCTGCGTTACTACTCTCAACCTTAATCCCGTACTTCTCTCCCTTCCTGAAGAGCTGGCGTCTACTTACATCCATTATTTCAACGCCGTTTGGTCCGAGAATATCAACAGCAACCTTCTTAATAAGGTGCTCTCGTACTCCGTTCTCCCATAGCTTTGCAAATCGTTTGTATCCGAAGGCATAAGACTTGTTAAGCAATCCAAATCGGTTCGCTGCATTCGCCGCATTTCCTTCGTAGATAGTCGCCTTTGATCCTGAGTTGTTCTGAGCATCTCCCTGAACACCAGCCGTAACGCCGCTATTCTTCTCGCTGATGCCCTCAAGCATTCGGAAGGTCTGGATAGGAGTATCAATTGAAGGTGGTCGGAAGAACTGCACTGACTTACTAATATCAAAGTCCTTCTTGAAGCGTACAATCCCATTCTTTCGGTACTTCAACTCCAGCATGTTCTCCACTGAACTGACGTTCACCCCCTTCATTGGTTTGTTAATCTCCTCTGAGTTATCAAGCATCTGATTGATTGAAACAGCCTGTGCCATGAATAGCTCTCGAACATAATCACAGTAAGAAGGAGTCCAGAACTCGGTGAGGTCCATGTATGACGCCCATGTCCAGAACGGGAATAGCCCTGACTCAAATATCTCCTCAAGCGGAGTTACTCGTAGAGCGGTAGCCCCTTTTTCTTGCAAAAGCAGGTAGTATCGTTGTCCTTCGTATGTCGTGTACCACTCCCAGAACTTGTATTTGTCCCTGTCGTCAATCTCTTTGTTTGATTGATAAACGTTCTGGGCGCCTGTTCGACTATTTTTGTTGTTCTCCTCGGTTGAGGTCTCGGTAGAGTTACCACCTCCCTCAAGTAATGTTGCTGCTTCGGCTTTTAAGTAAATCTTGCTCTTAACACCCGCTTCAATATCCTTTCGGGTCTTTACTACTCCGTATCGTCCCATGTACAAAGCATTCTCTATATCCACACCGCCAGCACTGGGGTCGATAAGGTAATCATACACGTCTACGTTCTCAAGGTGAGTTTCGTATGCGCTTACGCTATTCGCTGAATAGCTATAGATTGCTCGTCCATAAATCAGCGCCTGCTTCTTTCCGACAAGGTCTTTAATGTCCCAATCATCTCGTTCGCTGTCGCCGTCCTTGAGGGCATTGAGTTGCTCAACTCGTTGGAGCTGGGCTAGTTTTCGTTTTGTAAATTTAAAGGTAAGCGGTGCATCTATCTTAGCCATGATGCTATGAACGAATGAACCCATTTGCCCGAGGTCTACGTTAGAACGAACGTCTGGAGAGGTTCTTTTGCGTCCGTAGTATAGGTCTTCGTTTATCTTCCAGTTCCCCACCTTCCCCTGCTTATGGTCACGGGCAAATTGAAGTTCCTCTAGGGCTTGAGCGATAATCGCTGTCCGAGTCTCTGGTTTAACGGTTTTATTTTTCTTTGGCATTGGTGTTCCCCCCACCGACAAATATTAATGTTCTAATTATAACACATTCTACATCCCAATGCTTGGATACAATGGCTTTTCTTCTTCGATGAACGGCAAATCGGCAACTTTCTGTGGCTTATAAGCAATTTGTATCTGGTATGCGGCACTATCCAGTACGTCATCCTTCATTCCTCGTGGGAAAGTACGCATTTGGTTCTCCAAAGCAACACAATCACCCATATGAAAGATACTTCCGCTCTCATAATGAGGAATAAGCCCTCGTATTCGTGTTTCCTTCTTCGTTCCGCCGTGTTTTAGCGGTGTAATGGTGAAAAACTTGTTCTTTCGGCGCATTTCTTCATTAAGGAACGGCTGAATAGCCAACAAGAACACAGTCTCCTCGACACCCATTACCTCGGGGCTGTACTCCTCCTGAAGATAGAACATATGCTTAATAAGCTCTGCTGAATCGCAGTGCAGCTTATATGACGTGAAGTACCACTTATTCTCCCTGGTCACTCGGTTGATAGTGATTCCAGTATCATCTGCCTTATCCTTCTTGCTCGCCGCAGGGTCAATGGTAATAAACGTCAATGTCTCCTTATGTTCAAGGACTGATTCGTCAACCTTTTGTACCCAGTGCTTCTTAAACTCTGCGATAGCGTCGTCTATGGGCTGGTTCATCATCTCGTAAGAGAACACCTGGCTACCTAGCTGACGTTTTTTGTCCTCAAGGCTCACTTTACCCGTCTCTTCTGCTTCTACGTCTGTGAGGACATATTTAGCGCTCCATGTAGGATTTCCATCCTTTCCAATAGCTGGAACGTTTCTAATCCTCAGTCGCTTATCTTCTTTAGCTCGATCTATGAGAGCCTGAACGTTTCCGAACTCAGTGATGTAGTTGCCCAAGTAAAGAATAATCCCATTCGGCGCCATTCCCGCTAGGGCTTCTGATAGGTGGTCTGCAACGCTCTTGGTGTGCGCTTGGCTATCTCGTGTCTTGTTGTTCTCGAAATCATCCACTATCAAAGCATCTGGACGCTGTTTACCATGAAGCCGTCCACGCATTGACTCTTGTGTTGTGTGAGCCTCCACTCGGATGCCGTTCTCTGTAATAAAGTTCCCCAATCGGTTCTGCTTCACCTCGTCCAATCCCTTGGTCTTCGAATAAAGAACACCAAAGTCTGCCTTTATCCTATTGTTGTTCGTAAGCTCGAATGCAATATCGAATAGGATACGCTCCGAGTTCTCTCTGTCGAACGAGTCGGTGTTGATATACCCTCGCTTTTTATAGACAATCAGCCATATTATAAAAATCTTAGCGAAGGTAGTCTTGGCGCTCTCCCTGAACTCTATCCAAGCAACCTCTCGTATCTTTCCGTCAATCAAGTCGTGAATATCCTCAGCCATGTCGTAATGGAATGGTGCGGGTGCATAAGTAAAGTATTCAGCGAAGTAATACGCCGCAAATAAAATAAAAGACTGATCGCATAAGAATATACGCTCATCTCTCGTTCCGTTAATCGCTTTCTGGAATGCCTCCTTCGTTGGTATCATTGTGTCCAAATAAGGTTAATAGCCCGTCCTTCTCTTCTTTGGTCAATTGCGCAGTCCCAACCATAGCGTTCAGGTCAATCTTAGAATGGGCGGCGAACTCCGACTTAGCTTTGCGCTCTAAGTACCACTTTGCGTTGTTCGGGTCTTCTAGCCCGTCTACAACTGTTTTCCTAGCCTTGAGTATTGGCCTTTTCTTCAACGCCTCCTTTCTCTCCAAGAATTCAGGGTTTGCTACTTGGTAGTTATACAATGTTGAGGTTGATATTCCTGCGTGAAATGCCGCCTCTTCGTCTGTTGAACCGTAACTAAAAGCACTCTCTAATTTCTGGAGAACTATCTCGTCAATAATTGTTGGTCTTCCTACTTTTCCTTTCATATTACCACTCTATTTTTTCACCGTTCTTAATTACATTCTCATCTCCTGTGTAGTCTATATATCTCGGTAAGCGTTAGCCTTCTCTTTGCTTAACTCAACCTCTAAAACAGGCACTTCTTCTAGTCCTAATAGCTTTGCGGCTTCGAACCTCCCGTGTCCTACAATGATTATCCCCTGTTTATCAACAACAATAGGCTGATTGAACCCAAACTCCCTGATGCTGTCCGCCACCTGTTGCACTTGCTTCCTTGGATGCTTCTTGGCGTTCTTCTCGTAGGGGTATATTGTTTCAATTAACCTATTTTTCATTTTCTTTTTTGTATTCTTCTTTGCCGCAAGAGCATTTAATGCCCTCTTTAATGTCGTTGGAGTAGATGAACCTATGCACCTCGCCCTCCTCCTCGTTGTTGTAGCAGTCTATATCCATCATTTCTCTTTATTGC